ACAGCAGCTACCGTCAAGGGATTCCTGATCTTCTTATTCTCTTTCAAGATCAATGGGCTTTCCTCGAGGTAAAGGCGTCAGCTGAAGCAGATCAACAGCCGAATCAGCAATACTATATCGATCTCGGTCAAGAGATGTCATTCGCCGCCTTTATTCATCCCGACAATGAAGCTGAGGTACTGCGTGGACTTCAATACACATTCGAACATCGTCGGCCGGCACGCGTTTCTTAGTGCGAGTTCATATCACTGGATCAACTACGACGAGGAACATCTTGATCGCCGATTCGTTACAGCGATGGCCGCACAGCGCGGCACGGAGCTTCACGACTTGGCGCATAATTTGATCCGCTTAGGCGTGAAGCTTCCTAAGTCGCGAACGACGCTCAACATGTACGTGAACGACGCCATCGGCTATCGGATGACTCCCGAACAACCGCTTTATGTTTCGGAAAATTGTTTCGGTACTGCCGACGCGATCGCCTTTCGGCGGAACCTACTTCGTATATCTGATCTGAAGACTGGCGTCAATCCTGGCTCAGTCCATCAGCTCGAGGTATATGCCGCGATGTTCTGCATGGAATATCGGTTCAAGCCGAACGAGATCGGTATCGAACTTCGGATCTACCAGAACGACGATGTCGAAATATACGAGGCAGACGTCAACGTGATCTATCACATCATCGACAAGATCATTACTTTCGATAAGCGGATCAACGCCCTACGATTGGAGGCTATGTCGTGACGATAATCTCTGACGAGGTATATTTGGCGCATTACGGCATTCTCCGGAAAAGCGGACGTTATCCGTGGGGATCAGGCAACACGCAAAGTGAACGAAACCGATCTTTCCTCGAGACGATTGATGCTCTCCGCCAGCAAGGGATGTCGGACGCGGAGATTGCTAAAAGTTTCCACACCAAGGAAGACCCCTTTACTTCCGCGGATCTTCGCGCATTGCGCTCGATTGCCGTGAACCAGCAGAAGCAGGAGAATATCGCAACTGCGCAGAAGTTGAAAGACAAGGGGATGTCCAACATCGCCATCGGTAAGCAGATGGGGATTAACGAATCATCGGTTCGTTCGCTTCTCGCTCCTGGTGCGGCTGATCGTTCAGATCGTTTGACGAGCACCGTGAATATGCTTCGAAAAGAAATCGAAGATAACGGATATATCGATGTCGGGACAATGGCCGCAGCGCATATTGGCGTCAACGATACACAGTTGAAGACAGCGATCGCAGCGCTCAAGGAAGAAGGCTTTATTGACAAGGTCTACTATCCTAAGATCGTGCAGGTTGGGACAGGCGAAGCGACGACTATGAAGGTCATCGCAAAAGCAGGAACACCGGCGTCGGATGTTTATGCTGCGGCTAAGAACGACCTGGTTCGACCGATTCAAAGCCATAGCGAAGATTTTGGAGAGACGTTTTCCTCGAAGGTCCAACCGCCCATCAGTATCAGTTCGAAGCGGCTTGCTATCAACTACAAGGAAGACGGCGGAGCCGAAGCCGATGGTGTTATTTATGTGCGCCCAGGTGCGAAAGAGTTGGATATGGGTGGGGCTCGATATGCACAGGTCCGCATCGCAGTCGACGGCACTCACTATCTCAAGGGAATGGCTGTTCTTAAAGATGACCTTCCTGATGGTGTAGATCTTGTTTTCAATACGAACAAGTCCAATACTGGGAATAAGCTCGATGCGTTGAAATCTCTCAAACGAGACAACGAGGGAAATATCGATTCAGATCTGCCTTTCGGCGCTATTGTCCGCCAACTCCCGAAGGTCGATGCTCAAGGACGAAACATCGATGGCACAGTTCGTTCGGCTATAAATATAGTGAACGACGAAGGTCAATGGGATACTTGGTCGAGAAACTTGTCGACACAGTTCTTGTCGAAGCAAAGCCCGACTCTTGCCAAGCAGCAATTGGATATGACGTATGAGAAGAAGCAGAACGAGCTAAACGAGATCATGCGTTTGACAAATCCTACAGTTAAGAAGCAGCTACTCGAATCGTTCGCGGATGATACGGATTCTTCCGCGGTTCATCTTAAGGCGCAAGCTCTTCCGAAACAGCGTACGCAAGTTATCCTTCCGATCAATAGTTTGAAGTCGACGGAAATATACGCACCGAACTTTAAGAACGGCGAGCGAGTTGTTTTGGTACGCCATCCACATGGTGGCACTTTTGAAATTCCGGAGCTTACTGTAAACAACCGGAATAAGGAAGGTCAAGAACTCCTCGGTAAACAAGCTAAAGATGCCGTAGGTATTCACCACAGTGTGGCCGAACGTTTGTCCGGTGCAGACTTCGATGGCGATACAGTTCTCGTTATTCCAAATAATTCGGGCGCTGTTCGAACATCCCGTGCTCTTGAGGGGCTTAAGAATTTCAATCCTCAAGAAAGCTATCGCCCATACGATGGTATGAAGACGATCGATGGCGGCACTTACAACGCCCAGACGAAGAGCGTTGACTATGGTGGCAGGCAACCAAAGGGCGCACCGAAGCAACACCAGATGGGGCTAGTTTCGAATCTCATCACCGACATGACCATTAAAGGCGCGAGTCACGACGAGCTTGCTGCAGCAGTTCGCCATTCTATGGTTGTCATCGATGCGGAAAAGCACAGCCTCGATTATAAGCGATCGGCTATTGAGAACGGCATCCCCGCCTTGATGAAAAAATATCAAGGCAACAAACAGGGTGGCGCATCGACGCTTATCTCTCTTAAAAAAAGAGAGATCGATGTTCCATCCCGTAAGCCTCGGTCTGCGAAAGAAGGTGGACCTATCGACCCTAAGACGGGCAAGAAGATGTACAGCCCGAAGAACGAAACGTGGGTTGATAAAGAGACCGGTAAAGTTGTTACTCGTATGGACAAAGTAAAGAGGATTCTCGAAACCGATCCGCATGAGTTGTCATCGGGCACAGCTATTGAGAATCTTTACGCCGATCACTCTGTACGCCTTCAGGAGTTGGCGAACAAGGCTCGTCGGGAATACGTGGCAACAAAGAACCAGCCATACTCCCCGTCTGCTAAGGCCGCTTACTCGGAACAAGTAAAGGCGCTGAATGCAAAGCTCGCCGTGGCTCAACAGAACGCCCCCCGTGAAAGGAACGCCCAGCGTGTAGCGAATGCCATCGTTGCCGCCAAGAGGGACGCTCATCCAGACATGGAGAAGTCTGATCTAAAGAAGATCAAGGCTCAGGCGTTAGCGGATGCACGGATGCGTACCGGGGCTAAGAAGCAGCGCGTAGACATTACCGATGACGAATGGGAAGCCATCCAAGCGGGTGCCATCAGTGCTCACAAACTGCAGGCGATCTTGCGTAACGCAGATCAAGAGCGGGTCAAGGAACTGGCTACCCCTCGTGTACCAACGGTGATGACTAATGCAATGCAAACCCGAGCCAAGTCTATGTTGGCGTCTGGCTACAGCCAGGCTGATGTAGCAGCGCAGTTGGGTATCGCTGTCTCCACTCTTAGCTCGAGCATAGCACGCGGTGATGTGTGATGAGGAACAGCAATCGTGTACAAACTTACAATGAATCGGCGTTGTTCTATACGGCAACGAGGTTTGTTGTATGTGCCCCCTCACCCATCCTACCTGCCTACCTGCCTAGGCTAGGCAACATCAACGATGGGTTGAGCCTTGTTCGAAGTCAGGTGAGCACATGACCGACACGACTGATAACATGTTGACAACTGTTGATAATCCTTTTGATCCATTTACACAGTACATGGATTGGTTTTGGTGGGATTATCATGCGGGATACCACACGCCTGGTGTCCTGGCTCGTCAAGTGATTTCCAGTAACGATCTCTCCGAGGCAGACCAGACGTCCGCCATCAATGCCGCGATCGACGAGATCGTTGCTGAGAATGTTTCTGGAGTTCACAAAAAGGTTTCACGCACAGAAAATAATTGAAAATATAAAATAATATGGGGAATGGTGATGCCGGGGGAGGGGTCTCGCGAATGAAACCCCCCTCTTGCAT